GGGGCAACAGTAACGACCTCGTAGCCTTGACGTCTGTAGTTGTCCATAACCATTCCACGAAGGTGTGGTTTCAGAGTACGCGCATTGTCATTTGAATCCCACTGACATGTGACGAATCGTTCTGGCAGTTGCATATCAATATGATCCGCTCTCAGAAGAGGAATATCTTTAGTTAGATATTCTGAGATGTCCAACTTCGTAGGAGTTTCTTGGGGTCCTGGGTGATCTTTATACCAAAATATCTCTGCATCAATTCCTTGATTTTTAAGATATTGAATCCAATCAAATTCATCGGTTGGTTCATAATCGTGATATCCGATTGACACAGATCCAACGGGAAATAGTGTTAATATCTCTTGCCAAGATTGTTTCTTGTTATCAAACTGACCACCAATTTGTTTGCTTCTAGTCAAGTGAATTGTCACAGGTGTATTGTGAGCTCTACTATAACACCAAGCAAGAGTAACAGAGTGGATCCTATCACCAAGCCCAGTTGCTGTGAACGCGTTGTTTGAATTGCGAACACTTTTAGCTCTTAATGCAATATGCTTCATTGGATATCCTTCATCAATTGTTCAACATCCTCACCACGATTAGGCAACTTGTCCTTCAAGAAGAAGTGGACGAAATGACATTCTTTGATTTTAGTGTTTGCAGTATACAACCCATTGAATTTCCAATCAAGACGATGAACATTCATTTTCTCTTCTTTAATCCAAGTGTTTAGCAAGGTTTGATCCGTTGACCACTTCCATGGACCTTGACCATCAACAAACGCTTTGAACCTTGGGCGATTTAAGAATTGTTTAGGTGTCTCGTTGTTGAGATACTTTGAAATCGACTTGTTCATTACCATCACACCCATGTTGATAAACTCACCACCACGATCATTCCACTTCCAATCAACATTACGAATAGAAGAGTATTGCATACGAGAGTAGTTTGCAATCTTTGTAACATATTGGGGTGTGATTGGCATCTCTCGTTCTACGACACCAGCAAAATCAGCGTTTGCGTCAACACTATCAAAAATATTGGGAGCGTCAGGGCGAATAAAAATATCACTATCAATAATCGCAACTTGGTCATAACTTTTAAGATATGTGAATGCATTTTCTTTCTCAAAGATTGGCAGATACCCAAGACGATCAGTAGCTTCTTTGCTACGACCTGTCATAAACGGATCTGGTCTGATGAACAGAATAGGGGTTCGCTGCACAACATAATCAATGCCGTGACGCTTGCAGTATTCTTTTACTGATGTCGTACAGTGATCATACAACGATGATTTCTTGCCGACATATACTTGATAAATTAGTCTCTTCATTTACTCATCCATGCAGTCATTCCAAAGTAAGCACCGACCACACCAGCCTGTGCAATGTAAAAAAGCCCTAACAAATCGGCAAGAGCTTGCACTCTACTATCCGATAGCATAGGGCTAAACAGTACAACAGTAAACACTATCATGGAGAACATTGCTACCCATGCCATTTGTTTCTGTGCGTCTGCTTTTTCGTTTCTAATGTCAAGCTCAGTCAACCGTTCTGATCGACTGAGCTCTGAGTCTGTTAGTAACCCATCTGAATTTAGATCAGGTTGTAATCTCTTCGCGTTCATTTGGACACCTCGCAATAATCAAGTTAGCAATCTCCACAGCGCGGTCATATCCATCACGAAAGCGATTGTCTTTATGCCCCACTTGTACAAATCTCTTCAGATTATCTAGGTGCCCAGATCTATCACTTAATTTGAAAGTACGGGCAATTTCTTCCCACTCAAAGCGAAGTTGTAGCAACTCAAACATATCATTCTTCAAAATCATAATAATCCTCTTCAACTGGTTCAAGGTAAGCATCGGGGGTGTAGGTAAACCCTTTTAATCTTCGATCTTTATCGTTCTCGTGTATACGGATGTCTTTGTGTAAAGACTTTTGCTTGTCTTGATCCCGTTTTTTATTGTGGGGATCAAATCGACCAAATTTAGCCATAGTAGAGTTATCTCACCTTTCAGAAACCATCTTGCGCAAAGTTTCGTGTGTTTTCAACTTCACGGGCAAAGTTATCGTATCCGCCGATATGGATCCCGTGCCACCATATTTGAGGAATGGTTTTGTAATCGGGCAGCAGTGCTTTCAACTGTTGTGCAACATTAGTATTATCTACATCTTTGAACTCAAAATCAAGCTGATATTGTTCAACTAACTTCTTTGCTCTGATGCAATAACTGCACCATTCCGTACCATAGATGATAACCATTAAATGATTCCTAACATCTCTTTTGTCATTAGATAGTCTCTAACAAGACCTGAACGAACAATGTCTTCCCAACCGAAGTTGATAATATCAAAGTTATTCATGTGTTCAATGATTGACAGAAAGGATAGAATACCATTCTTGTCTTCATCTTTCTTGAAGTCTGACTGACGATAGTCACCACAGAATATGATCTTACAGTTCTTACCTACGCGCGTGATGACGGAATCCAACTCATGAAAGTTAAGGTTCTGCATCTCATCTACTATAAGGATACTATCATTAAAAGTCAAGCCGCGAATGAACGATGTTGACTCAAAATGGATCTTTTGTGTTCCCGCAAGCTTTGCATAAGCAGCAACATCGCCAAATAGCTCATTGCAGATAGCTTTGTATGGAGATTGATACGCTTCTTCCTTTTCCTTTTGTGTCCCAGGCAAGAACCCCATGTCTCTTGTAGGGACAACTGAACGAATGACCACAATTTGGTTGTAGATTGAATCATACTTCAACAGATCCCGCAAAGCAAGGTACAGTGCAATGAATGTCTTACCTGTACCCGCTGAACCAGCTAGAACCAAATTGTATTGATCATCCCAACTATCAAACACCTTCTGCTGCGTTGCAGTGATTGGTTTGATATCTGCTAACCACTCCGCTGTTGGGTTAATCGGAGCCGCCTTAATTCTTTTTGTCATAATCAATCTTTTACTGTATTGGACCGACCAGCTTCTTTTTTAATCTTGGTCATTAAATTTTTCCAATCGCCGCTGGTTTTTGATAAAGTTCCGCCTGTGATCGATACAAAATTTGGAGTAGCCAATTCTTGTTTAAATTTACCTGTCGCAAGCAAACTTTCCCGTTCGCTAAGAGACATAAACATCTCTTGTACTTCATCAGTTTCTAAATTTCTCATATTGTAAGTCGGCATAATATTTCCCTTGAGTAGTCGGCTAGTCGGGTGACTAACCGACTCGCGTATCTCCTTATTGCAATTGTTGTCTAAACTCAGCTATTGTTTGGTCTAAAAAGTATAGTTTTTGATTTAGTTTGGGTACTAAATCCTTGCGACCTTTTTTTTCGACTTTCGTTATATATGTTTGGAGTTGATTAGAATCTTCTATTAATCGTTCGAGCTGAGCAGTCATGCAATCTCCTGTTTTATTTAAAACTTAGTTACGAAGTAGTTTAGGGAAAGCCTCCTTTACTAGTGCTTTAGTTAAACCTTTGGTTGGCAGCTTACGCGCAATCATCGCGACAACAATCTTAGCGTCTTCGGGATGAATAGATTCAAGCAAGCGGATGAACATCATCTCACGCTTGATTTTTAACAGGTCTGGACCCTTACCGCCTTTGACAAAGTAGGTGAAGTTGTCCAATTGTTTTTTTAGGGATGATGGTGCGTTGTGACCATCGCATGGTTCATATGGCGGCGGTGTATCTGGAAGAAGCCACTCGAGCGATTCGTCGAATGTACCAATGAGGATGTTTTTGAGAACCATCGAGTCATTGTTCTGAAGAATTTCAATCTTCTCTTTTTTAGTCGTAGCCTTATCAACAAGTGCAAGCACTTCATGAATATATTTTGTTACAGGGTTAGCCATTAAATAAAGTCTCCAATCACTTCAACTAGATTAATGCATCCATTGACAATTAAGTAATTCATTACTTTTTTCTTATTGTCGGACTTATCACCTTGCTGTTCAAAGTTATTTATAATTTCTAGTTTTAGGTTAGATGGTGTTTCTGTAAGATCAATCAATTTTTTATTGCGAAGATAATTGCGATGCCAAGAAGCTGCATACATCAATTCTCCATCATCAAGATCTTTCATAATCTCATCGATCTTTGCTTCACGAATAGG